TCCCATGCTCCCCATAGGCAGCAGTAGGGGTTTGCTGTTCCGAAGTCAATTCCTCGGTAGCGTGGCCATTCTGCTGGGATTTCAAATGGTGGTATGACGTGGGTTTCTCGGTTGAATTCGGAGAAGTATTGCCCGGTGAAGGTGTCCCAGTCGCCTAACAGTTTTTGTTTGCGTTCTGTTTCGGGGAGCATGGATAGGTGTTTGCGGTATGTGGGGTCAATGTGGGGGTTGTCGTCCACGGTTGACGGTACGAACGCGACGATGAGGTGGTCGGTGGGGTCGTGGGGTATTTCTAGTTTGTCGATCTCTGCTGGGTCGTCGGGGAGTTCGACTCGGCGTACTACTTCAGGATTCTCAAATCCGTCGCGCACATCGTAGACAACGGCGTATTTGCCGTGCTGGGTGGGTTGTACCAGCATTTTGTATAGGAACGTGTGTCCACGGTCGCCAGGGTTCGTTGCGAACATAACGTGGGTTCTTACACCTAATGCAGTCATTTTTCGGCTGGTTCGGAGTCGGCCCGACATCATAAGCATTTGGTAGGGGGTGAATTGGGTTGCTTCGTCGAAACCGATGAAGTCGTACTCGGCAGACATATATTGACCAACATCTTCGTCGCGGGCGCAGAATCCGTATTCGATGATTGATCCGTTGCCGTACCACCAGGCTTTAACGTTGTCAATGGATCGTAGGGCTGCATCCACGTTTAGTTGGGCGTATCGGACTTGGGATCGGATGATGAGTGATCGGCGTAGTTCAGGGAGCGCGGTACGGACTAGAAGTGTGCGGTGACCGGGATATTTCTCTGATAGTTCGTGGGCGTGGTAGGCGAGCAGTTCGGATTTGCCACCACCGGCCGCACCACCATAAAGCAACCAGTCAACCTTCTTAACTAGGGCATGAGCTTTCTCTTGGCGTTTGTTGCCGGTCAGCTTCCAAGCTTGTAAGTCAATCTCTAATAGGCGTAAGTATTCGTCTTGTTCAGCCCCGGTGAGTTGACCGAATTCGTCATCAGATAGGAAGTTCATCCGCTTTGGCCGTCACCAATAGCGCGCAGACCCGCCTCGACACGAGCTTTGGCTTCTGATCTTAACTCTTCTAAGCGTGACAGACGGTCTTCGGGGTTCCCGGTACGGTTCTCGTTGATCGTTGTTGCCTGGCCGGACTCCAACCTAAGGATGTCATACCAAATCTTTGCTACCTTTGTGGCTTCTTCGGCTGACTTGATCTCCCATTCGTTGCTAACCAGGCGTAAACCAAGGTCAACAATGATGGATTGAGCCAACTTGGGGAGAATTTCACGACTAGCGACCCCTGAAGCAAGCAAATCTTGCCCTAAAACCTTTAATTGTTCGGCTGACTTGCGTCGTTCTTCCTTTTCCAGCACCTTTTTGACCCGAACCTCTTCAATGTCGGCTGCACGGTGCGCTCTTTTGGCTTGTTGAGCCTCGCCTTTAGAAATAACGACGATCTCATCCATGTTTTCGACCACACGAGTGGACTTCGACTGGGTGGGGCGACGACCTTTGATACCTTCAATGATGTCATCTGCGTCGTCGAACGCTTTACGCATCGTCATATGAGGTCTTTGCCCGATGTCAGGTCGTGAAGGGTGGCCCAAATCTGCATTGCGAGCGAACCAACCGACTGCGTAGCGACCATTTCGCCTGCTGTCAACGAGTTCACGTCATAAGAACGCTCTGCTAGCTCGACAATGTGCGCTGCCGCACAGAAAGCTGCTTTACACATATCAGGTGTTAGGAAGATCCCGGCGGACTCCAACGCGAATCGGGCTTGAGCAACCAAAGCATCGTTACCTAATCTTGTAACAGTTCGCATCAAATCATCAACAGTTGCCATATTTTCTCCCAAATAAACTTTGTCCTGTTACAAAAACTGACCTTATCACCATACAGCCCCATGATATTGTCATGTCACCGAACTTACGAAGCTTGAGCCTGTCGGGATGACACGCCAAGCGGAACTCGCCCGTAGTAAGCCTGTCTAACCAGGAGCGTAGGGACATTGTGACCTGAAAGGGGGTTCGGATCCCATGCGTGGAGTCAAGCCAACAGTCGAATTGGATGCCAGCCAGTAAGCCGTGGGTAGGTAGTTAATAAATGAAACGAGTGAACATCGTTAAGGTTCGGGTGTTGGTACGGTGTAGGGCCGCCAACGGTAGGGCATTGGGGCAGACCGAAAGGTCTGAAGCAAAGTAAAAGTCACCGATGTGACAACACACGGATGACAACAACGAACTTCGACAGCCACGCTGGCGATGGAGAGGCGTTAGCCGCCAACGGCGGAACATCCCTTGACCTACCAACGTCGAAGACGCCAAGCCCCCGGCAAGGACACACCTTTCAAAAAAGTCGAAAAATACGGGAGTCTGAACAAGAAGGGGGGGGGTGGGGCCCCCCTAGGGGTGCGGGGTGGGGTGTGTGGTTGGTGGGCAAGGTATACGGCAGGTGATGGGGTCAGGGCAACGGACCAGGCAACCGGACCGGATCGAACCCGGCACCGGGTCACCGGACCAGGGCACCAGGTGCACCAGGACCACGGACTACCGGGAACGAACGAGGGTCCCGGAACACTCGACACCGGGAACGAATCGAGCACCGCGGCCGCGAAGAATGCCGCCGGAACGACGCCACGATCTAGCCATGCTTACCGACGGAACGACGCCGGGTGAATCGTCCCGGGCTCTGAATAGTTCGCCGGGTTTCGCTCGAGTTGGTGTCTCGGTTTTTGTCGGGGGTTAATGCTTGACCGGGTGCGGTTGGTGTGGAAGAATCCTGGTGTGGGTCCGTGCGGGCTCGCCCGGGTGCGCTCGGTTCATCGTTAGGGGTAGTCATGATTTCATCAAGTGTTAGGGACGTGCTAGGCGTTGAATGGTTGGTGTCTCATTCGGGGACGGAATCCGGGACGGATGGCGCGCCGCGTGAGTTGTCGGTGTCGGCGTCTCGTGACGGTGTCATGTTCGCTGTCGAGGTGTACGAGTTGGGCAAGTGTGGCGGTGCTCGTGAGTTCGCCGGGTGGATGATCGACTTCGTTATGTCGTCCGGTGGGCGTGTGACGTCGTCGAGTAGTCATGCGCTCGAGGTGCACGGGTGTTCGTTGCGTTCGCTCCTGGTGCGTGTCTCCGAGTTGTGCAAACTCACCCGGGGCGCGTCGCGTGTCGGTTCGAACGTTCATCAATTGCGCTCGGTGTTGCGTCTCGCGTTTCAACGTGCCGAAGACTCGATCTATGCGTGCAAGGTTGAATCCTTGCGGCGTGCCGTTCGTGCATTCGACGGACTACCGGCGAGCGTTGCCGAGACGTCGAGCGCGTACCGCTTGAACGCGGTAACGGTTCGGGAGATTTGCCACCAGGAATTAAAGACGCTCGGCGCGTGTAATTGTGTTGGGTTTTGTTCGTGCGAATTCGTGTGTGCGTATGACCGCGACGCGTCCACCATCGTTCCCGGTGCCGCTCCGGCGTGGGACACTCTCGGGATTTTCCCGGACGTGTTCGCCGGTGTCACGAGCCCGGGCGCGTTGGTCGATTCGGTTCTAGATTCCGGGTGGCAGGATTGGTCATGGTGGCTCGGTGTGTCGGGTTGGGATGAATGCACCGGTGATCTTGACGCGGTCATGTTGACAGTTGCCGGGGATGATCCGGAGAACGGCGAAGAGTTCGACGATGACCCGAACCGCTCGCACGTTGAAAAGACGTTGACCGGTTGGGACATCTTGCGCGCTCTCGCGTTGTGGTGGCGTAAGCGTGAATCGACAATGGACGCCGGAGACGTCGAGCGATTCCGCCGGGGTCACTTGCTCGGTTGGTCCGGCGGTGATTTCGATCTCGATTTAGACGCGTCAGACGGTGACGCCATCATCCAAACGGCGGTTTATGGATACCCGGTTTACGCGTAGCCCGCTCTGGTCATTTCGTGCCGCCCGTGGGGGCTCGCCGGGTTCGATTCCCGGCGGCACACTCTCGCCAACACCGGCGGGTCAAAAACAAAAAGGGGTAGCCATGTCAGATCAAGAACTAATGAGAGACGGGGAACGGTGGCGAGCATTCGCGGCCGCGTCAGATTGGGCAGACAAGTGCAAGCGGGTCGCGTGTGCATCGTGCGAATGTGCCAACGCGTCGCCGGTTCGATTCGTCGACCCATACACCGCGCGCGTCGAGCCCTGGTACGTCACCGGGGATATTCGAGTGTTCGTGTTCGTGTGTGATGAATGCGCCGCGGCCGCGGACGAATACGACGCCCGGAACGCGTTCTACCGTGTCGGGGAATCCTGGTTTCATTGCGGCGCGACGGTGCGCGGGAGCGTTGCCGGGGACAGTTTCGCCGAATGTCGGATCTGTGACGCGGTCATCGAATGGTCAGAGTTGCCCGGGGTCGAATCATGAACCGGCGCGCACGTTTAAGCACCGCGGGCCCAAAAAGCCCTAGCCCTGACCAGGTCGTTTGTGCCGGTTGCGGCGAGTTGTTCCGATTCATGTTGCACCACGATTCGAAGACCGCGCCGCTCGTAAAGATCACCGACAAGGGCGGCGGCAAGGCGTTGGTCCCGAATGCGTTCCCGCTCCCGGTGGGTCCGTTAGAGATGGGCGGCACGTGTGACGCGGTCACGGCGGCGTGTGTTGATTGCTACGCGGCGAACCTCGAGAGTCTTTACGGTGCATTTGCCCGGGGAGCGGCGGCGAATCTTGCCGGGCTCGAACACTTGAAAGCGTGCGGCGGTCAACGTGCCGTGGTTGCGGCTCTTGTTGCGTGTGTGCGTCGTTCGGAATATTTGCAACGGGCGCACGGCGTCACGGCTCCGGCGTTCCGGTGGCATTCCGGCGGCGACGTGTTCGCGACCTGGTACGGGCGAGCGATCCGGGCGGCGGTGCTCGATACGCCAGGCGTCGACCATTGGATCTACACCAGGGACACCGGCAAGGTGTCGAGCCTGCTACCGGCTCCGGGGAATCTCCGTGTCTATCTCTCGGCAGATTCTGACAACTACGGCAAGGTAGCCCGGGCGGCGGCTCGTCATGGGCTCCCTGTTGCGCTCCTGGCGGACGATGCACCGGCGGCGGTGGCGTTGTGGGCTCGAATCATTGCGGCGGCTCCTGGCGTGTCTCAGGCGGTCACCTGCCCGGCGTCTGACAAGTACGTTCGGGACGCGTACCGGATCGCGCCACACGTGACCGGATTAGACCGGCGGCGTAGTTCTGCCGTGCCCGGTGGGCTCGGGATGGGTGCGTGCATTGCGTGCCGTCTCTGTCTCCCGGGTGGGCTTGATCGCTCGGTTACGTTCCTATTGCACGGCGGCAAGGCGGCACCTGGTGCGCCTGGTCGTCTCGGTGCGGCGGTCCGTCGTCGTTCGATCCCGTTGGCGGTGGGCTCGTGACCGTGTGGGTGTTGTGGGCGGTTTGGACGGTTGGGCTTTTGTGGGTGTGCCGTGACTGACCGGGTCGACTTGCTCCCGTGTGCCGTGTCAAAATACGATCACGATCACAAACACTCTGCCCGGTGTCTGCCCATCGTCACCCGGCACCTGCCGCCGCTCGCCGCCGGTGGCGTGTGGGGTTGGGGTCGCTCCCGTGGCGGTTGGTCCGTGTGGATCGATTACCCCGGCGGGCGTGCCTGGTTGGTTGGGCTCCCGACGTGCACCCGGGCGGGCGACCTGGTCGTAGTTGTTTGGGCGTACGTGCTCGGGTCCCGGCACAATTGACCCGGCAAGATTCGGACCCGCTCCCGGTTGGGGGCGGGTCCTTTTTTTATTTCCCGATTCGAAGCTTCAACTCGACCCGGCAACCAGGCGGCCAGGCGGCCACCAAAAATTCCTGGGTGTGGGGGGAATCTGATTGCTTACCGTCAAAATATTTTCGCAAATGTGGGGTCGATGGGCGGTTTTGGGGTGAATAAATGCGGTTTGGTGTGGTAAACATTGTTTATGGCTTCTGTGCGCTCGATTACGGCTCATCATCTTGGGTCTTATG